TAGTGCTAACACACAGATCCATATCATCTGAATATACTCTGTGTGGACTTCCTTGAAGTATAACGCACAAGGCAGACCTACTACAAGATAAATGAACGAACACCAGAACAAATAGTATCCGCCAGTACGTCCAAATATCTTCATATTACTTGCCGTTGGTAGTTTCATTTTAAATAATACCTTGTGAAAAAAGAAAAAAGCAAACAACAAAACCCAAAACAAAATATAGTGGGCGAAGATAACGATCATTTATCATACAAATCCTTAGAATAAAATTACAATACCGACCATCACTAAAACAGCCAGTAATGCGACAATTATACTATACGTAATGGACTTTGTCAAGGCCCAACGTTCCTTGCCATCAAATTCTCTCACAGTGGTAATCACAAAGTGAATAAGAACAGCAAGGATACCAAATACCAACCAAAGTCCGATCATTTTGTTACTTCATATGTTTGGGCAAAGATATCTTTTTTGACCACACCGTAATCCCCAGGGCCATGACGAACTAATACATCTTCACCTGGGTTATACTGTAACTTTTCACCCCAGCTGGTGTCAACAGTTCCAGAGCGATCAGCCACCTTGGCCATCTTAATAATTTTTTTAGGAGTGCAAACACCGTTACCCAAATCATCTTTAAGTTTTTTAAATGTGTCTGGACTAATAGGGTATTGTTCACCTTTTGGGCCAGTCATGATATAAAATCCTGCTGGATAGTTCACAGGACCTTCAAGTGTTTGAATAGTGCCCGGCTCTTGGGCAATTTCGTACTTTTCTTGAGCTGGACGTTTGTAGGCTTGGAAGCCATCATTAAACCAATCGTCATTAATACCTTCCATTGATTCAACAATGTTAATATATTCTTTCATTAAAAATCATCCTTTAAAATTTTTTCAGACTTGGCTAGACCGGCAATAATTTGAAATTGTTGCCATGCACGTTGTACAGCAGGATTACGTTCAAGTTCCTCAGCCGGCAGACTTGCTTCTAACCAGTAGTACGGCATCCTAGTTGGGTGTGAACCAAATTTGCGTGGTTGGTGCAGTTTCCCGTCATCATAAAGCATAATGCTTATGCTACGGAATTTGTCTTCATTATGATAGCCCGCCCATTCGGGATTACTGTGGCTAAAGAATCCTCGAGTATGGCCATTATCAGTTCCACCGCCATAGCCAATCCAAATACCTTGCCACTGCTCGTCATTGTGAGGATCAAAGTCGGTACGGGCAATTAATACCAATACCTCATTGATATCTACTTTACCATCCACAATATCTCGAATACACCGACTATAACTAAGTCCTATTTTCATCTTTATTCTCCATTCTAAGCCTACGACATTCTTGCTTTACTTCAATAGGAATGTCTGGGCTAATTTCTGCAATATCGCAGTTATACATGACGCCACGACGTGGCATGTTAATTGTAAAAAAAATACCAATAACTAAAAAAACTACAGCAATTATAATTTCTCTATGTATCTGTTTCATGATCTTTCGTTAAACCATATTCTTTAACCATTTTATAAAGAGGATCAAAAGGCTCCCCTTTACGCTCTATAATATCCGGACGACTATCTGCCAACATGCTTAGGTAGTATTCATCTGGAAAATGCCTTAATACACCAAGTGCTCTGCGTCTAATTTCTTTAGAAACCCTCGGAGTTTTCTTAGGATCCAACAAATCTTCACAAAAGCTCTTAGCATACATTATAGCACGATATCGTTCGTCGGGCAAGGTCATTCTTCGAATCCTTCTTTCAAATGTTTTTTGTGTTCGTATTCTTCCATACGTTTAGCATATTCAGCCGCACGTTTGGTTTCGCATGGCTCACAAATAGTTTTAATCCAACCGCCACTAGTCTGCTTGCCTGGGTTGCCACATGATTCGCAAATAACTCCACTCATGCTTTCTGCCATGGCAACCATACCACTGATGTAGTCATCACCACCTGTATAATAGAAACGTAGTGTACCAAACTTTTCTTTAACTTGGTCTAAAGTAACTTGTGGAAACTCTAGAGGAACCTTTCTAAAATCTCCGGCAACAATTTCAGCAAGACGTTTTTCTTTGTATTCTAAATTAGTTATATCTTTCATACTTTCTTCAAACATGTCAAAGTTGCCTGCCTTACATTGTGCGGCCATAGCATTGTGATCAATAGCCCATTGACGTTGTTTGTTTTTCCAATCAATGTGATGTTGGATATTGCCCATGAGTTGATCTAGTAAATCAAACCAACCATTGCCACATTCAAATCCCCAGCACATACAAGTTTCCATCATGTCCTTGTTGCGGTTAACCATCATCTTTGGATAACGCTCGCACAACAATTTGTCTAGTTCTTGTTTCATAATTTTTCCTTAATCGTAATCGACACCAGGCATTTGTTTCTTACCTTCCCAGTGCGCTTTAGTTACACACAGTCCTTTATGTGTTACACGCATTGGACTGTCTAATTGTACCAACTGTATCTTTACTGCTTCACAATCTTTTTTAGATTGGAAATCAATGGAAGTCTTGTTTATAAAATCTCCGCCAGGACTAAACATAGCAATGATCAAAACCCACGAGTTCATTTTATTTCATCCGAAGTTTCTGGAAAATGGCTGATAATCAAATCCAAAGCCGCAATGGTTTGTATATTAAGACCTACGTCTTCTGGATGTAGCCAATATCCTTTAGGGTTAGCGTCACTCTTTGGATTCTTTTTCCACTGCTTTAATTCTTTTTTTAGGTACGCACGATAGTCTTTTAGATTAAGACTAGTGATTCGATCCGCAGTTTCTCCATCAATCCATTGATAGAGTTTGTGTTTACTTTTAGTCATGTTCGTTAATTTCTTTCCATGCATCTGCTTGACGTTGAGCACCTTCTGGATCTCGTTTATAAAATTCTAAAAATTCTACAAGTGCAGTTTCAACAAATTCATTAAATGTGACATTTTGTTCATGTGCTATTTTCATGTACTTTAGCAGTTCTTCATCTGTAAAATCAACTGGGACACTGACACGAGTATCGTAAGTTATACCATCTTTGATAGCCAAACACTTTTGAATAAAGTCGTCATCAACTTCTAAATCAACGTAATCAACATTATCCCATGCTTCGTTCAAATTAACATCACGGGCTTTTGCTTCTTTACGATGCTTGTCCAGTTTATTTTCAACAATAATACGATAAGCACGGTCATTGGTATAGTCGCATACTGTGACTTCATATACCTTGTGGCTCTTAGTTGAGAACACAATATTGAAACTGTAGCCACCTTTGCCGTGGATACCATTCCAACTACTCAGTTGGTAAGCATTTGGGCCGTAACACTGCCACCCATAAGAATCACCTTCGGTGATCTTGTAGTCAACCAATTCCATCCATTCTTTCATTGTAATCATTTTACATCTCCAGTTACAAGTTTACCTTCTTTGATAGTACGCATTAGGTTTTTATTGCGTTCTTTTTGTTCAGCCTTAACACGTTTCTTATCGTCACTAAGGTGCAACATCATATCATACTCACGTGCCCAACGAACACCAGCCATCCAATCTTCCAGTCGTTCCAAACTGCCCACAAACAGTTCCGCATCACGGCTGTAAATTGGCAGAGCATCATGATCTTTTGGCACAAGACTGAGTGCGCCGTGATCCTCGGTCCAATCACTGTGCTTGCTCTTGCTGAACTTGAAGCCCAGTTTATCAACTTGTTCTTCAATACGACGGATTCGTTCAATTGTATTCCAACCAGACATAGTTAATCTCCTGAATCAATTTCAAAACGTTCATCACAGTGTACACAAGTATACTCTGTCAAACAACGTCCCACTGTTTTACTTTGGTACACATGAGTACATGGTACACCTTCTTTGTTTAATCTAACTTCTCCTGTTGGGCGACCAAACATATACTGGCCACCACAGTTACGACATTCGAAAGTATCAGTTTCTTTGTCGTATCCTGCAACAACACTTTTGTATTTGCTGTCGCCTGCAGGAACTCTTTTTGACCCGTTACAAACTGGGCAAGTACCTTTGATCATTTAAACACCTTCAGCAATACGATTTCTTCATTCAGACGACCATTCATAATAGTCTCTGTACTCTTAATCTTACCAAACCAAGTCTCAACACGTTTTTGCGTATTTTGATCTTTAAACTCTTTGAGTTGTACATCTGGTTTACGCAAAGTCTTTTGAAAGCTCTTTTCAGTAAAATCAATAATAGTAGTACCCTTAACGCCAAGTCCTGCAGAGGTTTTGGCAGTGTACATACCAATCTTACGTGTCTTGGTATTGTAAATTACAACACCCTGTGCTCCTACAATTTGTGCAGGAGGAACGCTAGTAATGCCTAGTTTGTCATCACCGGTTTTAAACTTGACCTTAGCTACCAACTTTTCAGCAGGTACTACTTTCTTAGCACGTGGCTTCTTAGTCAATTTAGCTTCCGCGGCAATTTGATCACACGCAACCATAATGCTGTCATAAAACTCAATTAGCTTTTTGACATTCTTACGTACCACATGGCTGTAGGCTTCACGCAACTGTTCGTCAGCGTTACCACTAGACAGTTCCAACAATTCTTCATGTCCACGTTTGAAGTAAGATTTGATAAAACGAGCATGAGCGGCTTTGGCGCCTTTACCACGCAATAGGTTGGTCATCTTAAATGCTTTGGGATCAAATGCATCGGGATCAGTAATCCAGCTGTCGATGGCATAGTCAATTTCTTCACTCATGTCGCCTGCGGCATCTTTCAAACGATCTTGGATAGTAATAACTGGAGCCACTGCCTTGATAGCTTTGACTTCTTCTACTTTTTCAATATCGTTTTTGCCAGCCTCAATTGCATCGTTAATACTTTTTGTTAAGTATTCGGCAAAGCTACGACCTTTGTTCCAATCTGGGTGACTGTCTGGCATGCCTTTAATCAAACATGCGGCAATTGCGCCCATTGTCGAATTACAACGCCAGTCTTGTGTTTTCTTAAATGCACTGATGTCTGCCTTGTCTTTACCAACACGGCCCATCCAATCAATAACCTTTGGCTTGAGATCCTTTGCGGAACTTTCCAAACGGTACCATTTCATTGCGTCACGGTACTTAGTACCAAATTGCTCGCCGGTCAAGCCCGCAACATCGTCCCATTTCGGGCTGTGATCTTTACGGGCATTTTCTCGAATGCTTTGGGAAGTAATACGTTTAGTTTTGGGTTTAATTTTAACCCCTGCGACTGTAGCCAATTTGTGCTCCTTGATTGTGTTTAGCAATGTAGTTATTATACAATAGATCTACTCTAAAGTCAAGTGGTTTTTGAACAATATCTGTTCTGAATAACCTGTGGATAACTCTGATGCCCTATAAGCCCCTACAAGCCCCTACACAATTCCTGGGACTCTACGCTTAACTAGGGATTTTCAGTCTGCTGTAGGGGCTATAATCGTCCCGTAGATCACTCATCATCGTCCCAAGGAACTGGAAACCATCCCAGTTTTTTCAAATCTTCTCGTATTTCATCAGTAACGTGCCCTTCTGGAACATAGTCTCGCCCGTCAGGATCGGGAGTAGGTTCATACCCATCTAATCCAAAACCTGCTTCGTGATTACCAATACCGCTACAGTACCAATCAATGTAATCGCCCTTTTCTAGCATGTCGGCAACAATACCGCCAGCACTACGCCAACTGGCACTCCATCTTTGATCTTTGAGAATTGGAAAAGGTTCTAGTTTGGTAAACTGCATATTGCACATGGCCGCATACAAGTTTTGAGCATAGTTATCACTAGCTTTGGCTTTATCACAAATCCATTTGGTGCTACGGAGATCATACTCCATATTATCTTTTTGCCATGCTGGATCATGAATTTTGTTGGCATCATCAATCTTGATCTGTTCCCACATGTCAATGTAAGATTGATTAGGCTCTTCGCCCGCTTCTTCTGCCCGCTTAATCGCGCCTTCCTTTTGGAAGGTGTGGCGTTCAGGACTGCTGTTTACTTTGGAATCGGTACTCACGTTTTAGCCACCATTTATACATATTAAAATATTCATTCATTGAATACGGTAGTTCACCGAGACTTGAATGCTCTTCAGAATTTTCAATCCAAATATTTTGGACCCACAGCCTAAATTTACTTATTTCTTTGGGATTTAAAGTTAGTGACATCTTTGATTGCCTTTTTCAAAGTTTCTGTATAGTTTAATGCCTGTTGTTCGGTCATAATAATACTGCCTTCGTATTCTATATAACCTTTGGTTAACAATGTCCAAATCTTTTGCCAGCGATTCATGCTCCACCATTTGGATTTTTGTTGTGTGTACGTGGTAACAGTAACACTATTATCATCAGCTTCGATCCAGATATTATGATCGTGATTGCTATCACCGCACTCGCAAACAACTTGATAGGTCATTGCATCGCCCCAATCGTTACGTTTTAAAATACCCACAGCTGGTGTTTGCGCTTTCATTGTAATTTACTCTTTGGTTGTTTGTTAATTGATTTGAGTATGCTTTTTGCAAAGTCTGGATCTTCTTCAAATAGTTCGTCAAAGTCTACAGGTCGGCCTATGCTTTTAATTTCTTCATGAGACTTGCCTTCAAACATACTTTTAATTTCTGCAACCAATTCATCAAGTTCTTCTTGCGTACCTTCGAAGTCATCAAACGCACCAGGTGCAAATTCTATTTTCATTTTATTTTCAGTCATATTAAGTCCAAAGAGATTGGCGAATTTTAATAAGACGAATCATCATCTCTTCATCTTCCTTTTCGTAGGCTGCTTCAATTTTTTGAAGTAGCTTGTGAGCTTTGTCGCTAGCCTTTTTAAGCGCAGGATTTTTTTCTGTACCAAAATGTAGCCGTCCACCGTTAGCTTCACGACTTGCCTCACACACAGCAGTCCAGCCACTTGCTTCGTATGGGTCAGGACGATTGCGGTATGTTACAGTCCACCAGGTATAAAGCTCAATAATTTCTTTTGCACTTTTAGCTTGCCAGGTAGGTTCGCCAAATCCTTTACTGCCTGGTTCTGCACCCATGTTTTCATCAACAACAAGCCCGCTAGCCCACTTCAAGTATTCCATACCTGCTTCTGGACAGCTCCAAGTTCTCCAACGCAACCAACCACTACGATACCAAGGCACATCAAACTTAGTTTTAGCGTCATCGCTCCACATGCAGTGGTGCCACGCTTGTTCTATTTCAACAAAGTTAACGAGTTCGTTAAAAAGACATGGCAGGAATCTATTCCCAACATCGCTCCAGTTGCCAGGACGAATATCGCAAGCATGAGCAGTAAGACTATGACTACGGCTAACCCAGCGATTATTAATATAATATCGAACATCATTTAATTTATCCGGAATATAGTAAACAAACTTTTGAAGATAGTCTAAACCTTCTTCTGCGATCCACCAGCGAATGGGATATGCGGCCTTGGCCTGATCTTCCCAAGCATGCCATTCTTCGCTAGTGCCGCACTTGAGCTTGGGCGTACCACGAAGCCAATCTGCGAATTTTCCAATTGTCCAATAATGTGATCTCATTCTTCTACCTTATCTAATGTGTGAAAACTTTGAAAGGGAATATTGTAAACTGAATACAATAATGCTTCGCTTAATGTAGGAAATATTTTTGATATTAACCTTTGACCAGTTGACCAATATCGTAATTTATACATTGCTAGATAAATCCTGTCAAATTGGGCGGTGTCCATCCTATGGGTTTTAAGACTTTACCATCTTCACGCTTACGTACCTTGCCTGTTTCATGATCGATTTTAGCAAAGTTACTACGCATTACTTCTTTCCATGCACCTTCTGCATCAAAGCCTGCACTATGAATAGCACCAATGGTAACAACTAGAATATCAATAAGGGCATCTAGTTCTTCAACATCGTTATTCATAGCTCTTGCTTCTTGCAATTCTTTGAATTCTTCTTCAATTAAATTGAGGTACATATCATATTGACCTGGATCAAAAGTTCCGACACTTTGATCACATGCCTTCATAAATTTTTCTTGATCTCTAAACGGGTTCATTTTAATTTACCAATGTTAACTGTTTTTCATTATAGATGTGTAATGCACCTGCCACTTCTGGAGTGGTACATTCTACAACAACTCTGCGTTCGCCTGCCAATGTATCAAATACTGCTACAACAATGCCAGGCCATTTATAACCACTAAATTTTTCTACGTGGTCGCCAATTTTAAATTCGTAATCCATGTTAACCTCTAACTCCTGTTTTTGTTTTAGTTACTGCAGGTCCATCAGTTATGAAATCAATTCCAGCCATTCGACCTTCATACGATCTTCCATTCCAGGTCATCATGAGCTTAACTGATTTATTTAACACTACAGTTAAATTTCGTCTCTCGTTAAAATTAAGAACTTCAGCTTCAACTGTTTTTGAACTTTTTTCTTGTTTAACGATACACTTGTCACTGACTCTAGTAACTTCCATTTTAATCCTTTAGGAATACATCATTAAATTTTTGCATGACTGGACCAGGCCTAAATTGCGCCGCCCTCTGCAACCAATCTTCCTTACCCATAGTATAACGTATATTAGACATTTTGTCAAAGAAATTATTTTGGTTATACATCAATTCAGAGTCTTTGAGCATCAGCGTATGATTCAAATCATATCCACCTTCCCATGACATAACAGGTTTACCCAAACTCAATGCTTCCAATACTGCTACCCCAAAACTTTCACCTTCGAGCCTAGCGTGAATCATTGCGTCCCACGTATTAATCAAATTACTTTTTGTTTGAGGATCTTGAACTTCCGGATGAAATATAACATTAGGATGATCAATCCATTTGTTTGTACCTACAAACAGGAAAACATAGTCGTTACTTTGATTCAGCAAACGCATAATGTCTTGATATACAAATCCTAAGTTAAAAGTTTCCTTGGCACCGATTCTACCAAAAACAAATTTGTCTTTGGATATACCTAGCTGTGCTCTAAAATCACCTGTTGGTTCTGGCAAGTTGGCCATATGTGGAACCCACGGAGTGCCTGGGCTCATTTTTTGACTCAACCATTCGCTAACATATGCATATCTATCACCATGCGGTGCGTGGTGTTGGAATATAGCATGAACACCTGTTTTACAATTTGTAGGAACAAATTCTAAACCACCACCTCTGAGAAAATATGCAAAGTCTATTTTTTCTTGATCAATGATAGTTTCTAAATCAGTAAATCCGTTATGTCCTATTAACCTAAATTGTTTACCAATACGTTCACGCATTTCTGCATTGGTATGTGGATTAGTTAGGTCATAACTAAACACAACTTCATGTCCCAACAATTCTTGTGTGTATTTTACATAATCAATTGCCGCCACGGTTGAACCGCGAACGTCCAATTGATTATTATGTATCATAATTTTCATTCTGGTTTACCCCATCTTAGATAGTATTCTGATAATTTTTTAGAAGACATTTCGGCCACAATAGCATATTGGTGTCCGTAAGTCAATGGGTCTAAATGTCGATGCCATTCGTGGCTATTTGGAACGGCATGCTCCATCACGAACTTGCCTTGTTCAGTTTGTTGCCATTCCCAAATGGGTTGTGCTACAAATAAATCTGGGTCTTCAACATCACCCATTCTAATTTTGTGAAATACTATTTTGTGAATTTCAGTTACTGTGTGATCATCAACAGTATATCTTACTGTGCCCATACCAGTGCGTGTAATGTAATAAATTTCTCGGCATCTGTTTTTTTCATAAACCGCCAATCTTGCCAACTTTGCCGGCTAACATTGGGCCAAGATTGCAGTTGCTCATCTGCCCACTTTACTCTATTATCTAACTCGCTAGTGTTATATCTAACACCTGCATCATCAGTTAAACCAAAATCTTCTTCAAATGTGATTTTCCAATATCTATTCCACGGAGTTAATTTAACTTTGATATCGGGCTTGTTCATCATTGACCAGGCAAGCACTGCTTTATCTAAACGATCAAAAGCCGCCGGGTCAACTCGCATTCGTTTTCTTCCGTCGATTATTATTAAATCGACGTTTTGGTTTGGCTGGATCTTTTAAATTTAACGGAGGCATCTTAGAACTATTACTTGCACGTTCCATGGCCGCATGAATTTGTTCAGGAGTAACTTCATCTTCATCTAGAAAATGCTCTTCATGCCTATCGTATTCTTCAATGGTAAGTCCTAGTTGTGACAGTTTCTTGTCAACTGCTTCCATTTCTTCCTGTGGGACTTCATGTCTAAAGCAACCAATTGGACCGTTACCATCTTGGCTAATGTTATGCCAAGTTCGAACTTCTAACAGCGGCTCAATTTCGTTTGAGATTGCAATTACATAATGTGGCTCGTTGTTCCAGCCGGCATGTTCTAATGTAAACGAATGAACAACTTCACCTTTGTGCAATTTATTGCTAGTTCGTGTGATGCCGTAAACCCAAACTGAGTCACCGTTCTTATATGATTTTTTTACTGTCATCGTTGTTAGGCCGAAGCCTTTTCCTTTTGTTTAGTCTCAAGAAGATCTTTAACAAACTTTATAGCTTTGCTATCTCGATCATAAACATATTCTTGATCCTCGTCTTCTTCAGATCTAATTGTAACAATTACACCGTTGTTGACTTTGCGAATTTCTATACTATCGAACACCATAGGGTTCCTTTCAGTTATTTTGGAACTGATAAATTGTAGTTAAAGTGGAAAATACCAATGTGTGCTACTTCTCTACTCAGTTCTTGATCACACCAAATTTCATATCCAGCTTTTTGTGCTTGTTGGCAGAAGAAAATATCTTCGCCAATTTCAAGATTCAAATGCGGAACATATTCTTGTAGATAATGAGGTTGTGGGATTTTTTCATAAACTTCGCGTTTACAAAGAACCATACCATGTGGCAACACATCAATCAATTCCATTGCTGGTGAATTGTCTGTGGTTTGGAACTCTGTAAATTTGCCTGCGGATCCCATCATACCTGTAAAGTTAGGATTTGGGAAACGTCGTCTGCGGTAGTTGGCGCCAACGATTGGCTTGTTACGGGCCAGCATTCGCATAGGTGCATCAATTGGGAATTTCATATCACTATCAACCCACCAAATGTAATCAAAGTCTGACTTCAAAAAGATGTCAACTAAATTACGACGAGCAATAGTAATTACTGATCCAATATTGAACGCACAATTGATCTTAACACCGTTAGCGACCATATTAGCACAGGCCATGGCCAAATGCTGTGCAAATTCTGCATTGACCATTTCCATTGCTGGAACAGCTACCATAATGCTAGGGGGTCTACCACCTGGACCTGTTGGCATTTGTCCTTGCTGTTGCGCCATTGCTGGGGCACGTTGCGCCATTGGTTGTTGTCGGCTTGGAATATTCAGTTTACCTTTTTTCATTTTTTACCTTATAGTTATTTTTATCGTGGTGCAAACTCTTGTTGCAGTTTGATATTGTCGAAAAACTCTTTTTTAGCACCTGGATCAGTTTTAAACGATCCTGTAAGTACTGTTGTTTGTGTTAGGCTACTATGTGCCATAATACCTCGATTCTCACAGCAACCATGTGTTGCCTGAATGTAGACAGCTACATTTTCGGAGTCTGTTGCTTTACGGATCTCCCTAGCAATATCATTACAAAGTTCCTCCTGGAGAGTTCCTCGTCTAGCACACCACTGTGCGATACGGGTGTACTTAGATAAGCCAATAAGTTTTTCTGCGGCGATGATGCCAATGTAAGCGACACCGCTAACGGGCTGATGATGATGACTGCACATAGAGCGCAACTCGCTACGTACCACCAACATGCCTTCATATCTATCCTCACTATCATTTGGAAACGCCGTAGCGTCTGGTGCTGGTTCATATCTTCCTGCCATTACTTCGTTAAAGTACATCTTAGCAAGACGTCTTGCGGTACCTCGGCTATTAGGATCGTTTTCACGATCAATAAGTAAACAGTCTAACACTTTTTCAAATGCTAGAGTTGTTTCGTCGATTAGTTGTTCTTTCATTTTGTCATCAATGTATTCACTGATGTTATCTCCAGCCCAGAATCTTTTACCATTTCGTTTCATTACAAAACCCAAATAGTTGTGTGCTGTACCTTCTTGATATCCGCTGTCGCCGTACATGGCGTCAAGTGCTGTTTCGTTTTTATTTGTCATTTAAGATTCTCATATAATACATAATACAGGATTATTTAGGTTCTGTCAAGCGTAATATGGTATTTTTCTTAACGGCTGCATCCAAAACATTTAATGGCACTCCTTGCTGTTCTGCAAATTTTAATAGCGCACTAGTGTCTTTGGGAAAACATGCTCCACCAAATCCAAACGAACCATCTGGTCCAGGTACTTGCATATGGCTAGAACCAATTCGTTTGTCTGCTTTGATCATGTGAGCAATCTTATTATAATCTAAGTTACACTTATCAGCCAACGATTTGAGTTCGTTCATAAAAACAACCTTGGTACTCATAAAACAATTGATGGCATATTTGGCTAAACTTGCTTCACCAATTGAACACATGGATATATTTTTTAAATTAGTCTGTCCTAATTTAATGATACGTTCTGCTTCACGTTTGTAGGCTGCAACCCGCCCGCCAATAATTACAAACTCTCCGCTAGCATAATCACGTACAGCATTGGCCGCAGTTAGAAATTCTGGAGCATGAATTAGGTTAGGGTATTTTTCATTTAATTTTTCATACACATCTGGCGGAGCAGTGCATTTGCTAATAACCACCCCGTGATAATTCATACGTGACAATTTATCTAAAATATCTTCTAAAATACTGGTATCACAAGTTCCATCATCATCTTGTGGAGTTGGTACACAGATAAACACGCCATCGCATTCTTCTAAATCTTGGTATGTATGTTTACCTCTTTTTGGGTCGCTGTCAATTAATTTTAACAAGCAATTCGATTCCATTGACTCTTTAATAGCATTGCCCACAAATCCTAAACCAATGATGCCTACTGTGGATTCGTGTAACATATTATTAAAAGTATAAGTTGCTCCGCCTGCGGTTCCAGGCATAGGCATTGTTATAGATTGACCCTGTGGGCCAGTTAATCCAGCTGTTAGTTGCCCAAGCTGTGCGGTGCTTAAAGCGCCGATGGTGACTTTGCCAGTTGGTAAATTATTTGTGCTCATTAGATAATCCAGTTAAAATACTATTTTAATATAGTAGTATTTAACTGTCAACTATCTTGTAATCCAATATCCTGGTTGAATGGGTTTTGAAATTTGACTGCGGCCCAGGTAGTGCATACACCGTTTTTTAAGTCGTCTAACGATTCGATGATCACCATCCCAATTGAACGCTTTGAGATACATACGCCATGTGTCATAATATCTACGTCTGCCCTGTTGTGGCTCATCAAAATAACTTACAATTCTCTTCATATCTCCTGCAAATTTTTCATTTAATTCACAGGCCATATTAAATGCGTAAGCATCAATTTCGTCATTATCGCCTAAGTATTCTTGCTCTATACGCTGTTTGGTTGATTCGGCTGTACTGCTATAACCTGGAAGATTTTTAAAATTACGCTTACGGGCTTGATGCATATGGATAATTTCATGCAGTAATACATCTGCTATTCTATTACATACTCGATTAAATCTTCTAGTGCTAAGATTAATCATTTTATCTGTTTTACGATAGCATAAATTTAGCTCAATGCTTTTTTGACGATCTTTGTCGTAGTCTGTATAGTACATGCCTCCGACCCAAATTTGATTTTTCTCTATTTTTTCTTCGTAACTTTTTCGACTACGGATTGGCATGTACTGTTTTATGTGTTTTGTAAGTCGTTTATCAAATTCAGCGGTGGTAATGAGTTGATTGGATACTTGGTCTCTAGCAGTAGAAACCATCTCTATGATAGCTTGTTTATCCCAAGCACTCCAATCGTGTGATGCAGGTTTTGACATTTCTATTCCCCGATATAATATATTTATATTGTACGGGAAAACTTGGAATCTTAAAACACTCTGATGTTCGTTTTATCCCGAAACCGCTTGGCATCTGCCCAAGAATTTACCAAAGGCTCTCCCTTTATGTTCAAACTAGTGTTCATAAGCATAGGACATCCGGTCTTTTCATACCAAAGTTCTAAAATGGCCCGGAAGTTTGGGTTATCTGCGTAGTTAACTGTTTGAACTCTGCTGGTGTTATCCACATGGCAAATCCCAGGAGTTAGTGCAGGCTGTCTACATCTTGCCACAAACTGCATATACGGGCTAGTTGCTACGGGCATTTCAAAATAGGTGTCAGCATGTTCTTCCAGTATTGCTGGCGCAAATGGTCTAAATTCCTCACGCTTTTTAATACGATTCATTTTTTGTTTAGCATTGTTACCCCTTGGGTCACACAACAAACTTCTATTACCTAAGGCCCGTGGACCAAACTCTGCACGACCGTTGGCTACTGCTACCACTTCTTTTTTAAGCAATCGATCCACAATACCCTTTACATCTAATGGACGATCTATATTGGTTCCCAAATAGGGACTGGTCCAATTTAATTGTTGTTCAGTATAAGCGGCCACCGCACCTATAGCACTACCAGCATCGCCTGGATTAGGCATAATCCAAACATTTTTAAAACCAGATTGTTTGGCAATAATGCTATTGGCAACGCAATTAAGAGCAACGCCGCCCATAAACACCAAGTTACGACTGGGTAACTGACCCAGTATCCATTTGGTAGTGGCCAATAGGTATTCTTCCATTATGACCTGCACACTGGCCGCAATGTCAAATACTGTAGCATTGAGGGGCATTTCCCACCATCTACATCCATTATGCAAATTATGTTTCAGTTTGAAATTAGGAGCACCAAATTCTTTAAAAAAATCTTCTTTAATTCGATCCACATGCACAGGCTTACCATATGCGGCCATGCCCATTAATATATATTCTTCTTCGTTGGGCTTTAGATCTAGATATTCAGTAAATGCTGTGTAAAACAAGCCCATGCTGTTGGGATATTTTTTACTCCAATATTTGTTAAGTCCATTTGAGTCAGCATGCCATATACTAACAGTATCCCATTCACCAATTGCATCTACCACAAGGATGCTGGCATCTGGAAACTTACTGGTATAAAACCCAGCAGCCGCATGACTTTGATGATGCCCGACATACTCTACTGAAAGATGACCTAGCCCCATTTGCTTTAGATGGTCACGTGGTGATAAAAACCAAGGACGCTGGCCAATGTATAGTTTACGTAGATTTTTTGTTAAGGGATTTTCAAACCACACAACTTCAGTAGGTGTACCATATTGATACATCTCGTCTATCATATGTGCATTTAAAAATTGGTCGTTTTTTACTCTGCTATATCTTTCAGAGTGAGCGGCCCATAAAATATCCGGCCCATCAATAAGGGCCATACTGGCATCGTGATTTTGAGCTGTAATTCCTAATATCATCTTAATAGATGAATGGATCGCGTTTGCGTAGTTCTTTTAGTCGCTGGGCCAATGCACGACGGTTGCGCCAGTCATTAACAATTTTAATAAGTTGTTTAAATGGGTTCATGAAAATATTTAGTTGATACTACTTTGCGGCAGACAATTCTGCTTCTAGCAAGTCAACTCTGGATCTTAATTGCACCATTTCATCTTCACATTTTTTTAATTTTTTGATTTCTCGTTTTAGGTTGGCATTCTCATATTGAGCCCAGCCTTCTTTTTCATTGGCTTTGCGTAGGGCCAATAACTCATCGGCTTTGATTATACGAAGATCTTCTTCAGGAAAGATCATCAGTTTACCGTTATCCCAGTCAAACCCCGATTGAATGTTCTTGATATTAACACAAGGAGTTCCGCCAATCGATCCTACAGTCTTTACCACAATGCTAACATTAACTCCTTCTGGAGTAGGGTAGTTGTGTCGCAGTTGATTTTCATACATACAATCAACTAGTTCTTTAAGTTCTTTAAGATTCATACTGGTACCTCTACAAGTTGGAATATTTTATATTTGGCTTTTTCTGCTTTGGTCATTTAGTAAACCTTGGCATGACATCATTACCTGAATATTGAAAGCTATCTAGCATAGGTAACAGGTCACCTAACTTATCAGCAGGATGCCGCTGTATTGAAGGCATGCGATCACCATCAGTCAGCATAAAGTACAGTTTCTCTGTACCTTCCTCAATTTGATATTCAAAAATATATTGCAAGTCTTCTAAGGTCATTCTTCAACTCCGAAATGTCGTAATATATTTTTATGGTCGTTTGCTTCCAAACATATCTCAGCACATTCTCGCACAATCAACTCAGCGAACTTTTCCAAATCTTTTTCCAAGAATGTATATTGTTTAGCACCAGTAATTAACTTGTGAATAAACACACCATCAGCCTCATCAGCAAGTAGTCTAATTCGTTCGTTCATAGCAGTCATTTTTATAATCCCAGTGGCGGTTGTCATAGAAGTTAACGTGAACACAGAAGCCCCACACACCTGCTTCTAAGTCCAGGCCAGCATGGCTTTGACGTACAGTCCAGTTGAAGCAAAAAGATATTAGGGTGAAATCCTTTGTAACTTCTAGTTCAATGAACTTATGTTTGAATGGAGTATTGTAAGCACGACACCACAAGTTTTTAAATGTGTTACTCCAAGGATTGCGAATGTTGAAATTAACGCTGATCATTCTTTAACTCCGAAATGTTTTGTAATCTTATTGAAGACCTCAAAGTTGCCAGTTGCTTGTCCATCAGTAAGTGCAATGTCAGCACATTCTTTTACAATCAACTCGGCGAACTTTTCTAACAGTTCGTGACATTCGCCTTCACCTACATTATCATTGGCAAATATCCACTTATGGTGTTCTGTTTCAAATCCAGCCTGTCCAGCAAGTTTTCGAATTCGTTCGTTCATAATACTGCAAATATAAAAATTATAAAAGCCCACCCTGGGTTACCCAGGATGGTTCCATAAAATGCTTTATCGTTATCCATATTACATTGTAGGTCCGTTGCCGGACTTAAATCCAATTGAGCCGCCTTCTGCTTCAATTCGAGCAATTACGTCTTCAAATAAGATAGGTGCAAAGTCCGGAGTTTGTTCCACACAAACGCAATGATAGCGTGGATCAATTTCATCGCTGTATAAAACTTCGCCAGTTTTAGCATCAACTCCACGAGCCTTCTTAACACGATTTGCGTGTAAGTGTCCGTGAATGTTAACACCAAACCGACCTAAGCTGTCACTGTGTAACGGGATATGGCTTAAGATCATGCCGTTCATAACATGGTATGCCCGTAATTCTCTAAAGTACTGCCTATACTCGTCATCACGGAAGATGTCGTGGTTACCGCGGATTAACACCTTGTCGCCGTTTAAGCGATTTAAGATCTTTAATGCCTTGCGGTTAATAACAACGTCACCTAAATGGTAGACCTTGTCAGTGGGCTTGACACGTTCGTTCCAAGCCTTGACCATAGCTTCGTCCATTTCTTCTGGACTATCCCAAGGGCGTAACTTTGTGACACCATCGTTGCGAGTGAACTTACAGACGCCTGTATGTCCAAAATGCGTGTCGCTTACTAAAAATACACCAGGCATATTAAATCCTTTCTTTCTTAACTCGACCAATGCGAGATGATTTATTCCAATCGTATGCTACACCATCAGGGCATAGACCGTTCTTTACAGAGTCAACCCCAAATATGCCGCAAACTTCAAAGTCCATGCCTTTGATAGTTACAAACATATCAACAGTTTTGGCAAATGCCATAGCACCATCCAGGGTAGGATAACTGTTGAGTGGGAGACCGTTTTTGCTTATTACTTTGTACATGAGTGTATTATACACTCATTTTGCCAATTAGTCAACCGGATTGTTTGGGGTAATAAATCCCCACTCGTTAGTACTTCCGTGTACATCGTAGGCCTTTTCTTCGCTGTCGTAAGTCCAACCTAGCACCCGCATCATTTTATGTTTGACCAACAAGTTAGGTGACCTGAACCGTTCGCAATCATCAAAGCCCATCATAACTCCAACTTCTGCTACTGCACCGCTACGACAAATACCTGCATGGCAATGCACGACCACATTCATGCGATTTTCTTTTGCGTGGTGCAACAGGTGAACAAGCTGTTGTGCCTGCTCATCTGTAATGGCAAACTCACTCAAATCAATCATCTTGCCATCGCCAGTATTGGTCATACCATCTTCTTCAATATCCAAGAATGTAAATTGATGGACTTCTTTGAATTTGTGCTTAGGCGTAGGGAATGCCATATCGTGATCAGAAATTTGAATCAGCATACTATTTTCACCACATGCATGGTGCTGGCCCTTTGCCACATTTTCTAACGGAATATTTTCAATCCACATACCAAATCTCCTTAAATCCTTCTTCTAGGGTAGGCTCGTCCCAGCTAGCAATCATACTGGCAATAACATGCTCAGGAATAATCTTTCCAGACTCCCACCGACTCTCCAATCGACGCATAAGTTCTTTATGCTCAGGTGTACGAAACACCACAGCAATATGTTCATAGCCAGGTAGTGCGTTAAACTTACGAGCCCTGCTTGCGATAGTTGTACTAGTTTGATCCCATACAATGTCTAACTGAAATGCACATGCCATATTAACATTAACCATCATTTGTTTGACAGCAGTGGGCATGTATTCTGTGAATACTTCACTGTAGGTCTTACCCTGATCTTTTGCATATCCTTCAACATGGTCGTCGGTGGAAACATACTTGTGATCCTTTTTGTCTTCACCGAGCCATTCTTGGTTCTTGTACCAGGTACTTTTACCTGCACCTGGTACTCCAATAAGTTGATAACACTTAGGCATTAATGCACCGATTCTTTCACATCTACTTCACATTCAACAACCCAATTATCAAATTGAGTGAACTTGTTTACTTCAACACCTAGGCCCACTGCTTCATTTACAAAATGCTGTAATAACGAATTGTACAGTTCGTCTGGCATGGTATTTTTGTCAAATTTGATTTTCATAATTCTTTCACATTACTGTAACAGTCAAAACCTTCTGCTTCCAATTCTTGGACAGCTTCGTTTATTAAACTTTCAATCAGTCGGGCCATGTCAACAGTTTTAACTTCTTTATGCCGCTTACGGCGTGCAGTACCTTTTTGGTATACGACTCCGAAATGTTCTTCGCAATAATTCTTTCCAATAATTGCGTTACACGTACAACTGCCCACTGTTGAGGAAGGTCCAATATATTGACATTTATTCAGTTTCATCTTTGTCTTCTTTCTTAAGAACTTTATTCAAATCAACCAGTGTTATGTTTTCACCGTTCGTGCTACGATCATAAAGATCTTTCAAGTGTAACAATTTAATCCTGTGCATGTCTAGTATATGCTCTGCACCAGCTTTTATTCCTGCTGAATGTGCTAACCATTCTATCAATAAAAGTAAAATTGCAATACACCACCACCTACTGTCATCCCAATGAAGATCCACAGTACTTAAGATTGCAAAGATAGTGGAAATGACCACTATCCGTTGCATCTTGGAACCAGTTAAGAATTCCCACATAAGTTATCCACGCTTCATACAAGTTGTACGAGCCATGCTTTGCCAATTAGTCGGGAAACTCTTACGCAAGTCTGCCAACTTAAGAACCATACGCAAACTCAATTCACGCAATTTACCTTTGTTAGCATCAATGAACTCAACTAATTCATGTTTGACAATATCAACATTATCAAAATCGTATTTGTCCAACATACCATCTGTGATGATCTGCTTGATTCGGAGGATCTTCTCACGCTCAGTATCCATCTGCAAATCAATATAGTGGCAACGTGACTCAAGTGCATCCAAGTGATCACGCAACTTTTTAGAACGAACGTGTTCAAACTTGATGTTGGTAATAAAGATCGCCGCACCTTTAAATTCAAAACGATCCGGAATGCCTTCGCTACGCAAAATACGGCTGTCAGTATTCCAGCTAATAAATCGACGGTCGCTACTATCCAACGCACCTTTCAAAATATTCAAGGAAAGGTCTTCCATCAAAATGCTATCGCAGTCATCAAATACAACTACGTTGCCTTTTTCAGAGAACTCGTACAGTTTAGCATACAAACCAATAGCACTCATGGCACCTTTAACAACTTCAAACTTGGGTTTCTTTTCAGCCAGTGTATTGAACAAATCTGACTTTTGAAGCTGTGTTTCAACTCCAAAAGATTTACCAACCCCAGGAGGTCCACTAACGATCATAGCACGGACATTACCTTCTTTGACTGCACGGGTCATGCTATCAAGGATTTCAAAACGTTCACGCAACCGTGACATAATTTCTTCGTCTGTTTCCTGAGCAACCTCAGCTTCACGTGCTTTGATAGCATCTGTATCAAACTCGAGAATATTTGATCCAGTAGATGATTTTGCGGATTTAGCCATTTAAAAAACTCCAGTGTTGTTAATGTGTGTGTATTATAGCATCAATTCAAATTGTTGTCAATATGTTTCTTTGAAAATATCAAACTCTGTAGTAGGCCATTTGGCTTTGAACTCGTCCGATTTAACATATTCGTTATACCCTTTAGCATCAAAGAACATTCTGTGGAACTCTGTTTTCATTGAACCTTTTTTGGTTACCGTTAAGTAAACCGATTTTGCTTTGCCTGCCACAGTGTGTCCTTTAAGTTAAATTGTTAACGCAACAGTATTATTATAACATCAAAACAGCTAGGTGTCAACCAAGTTACTTTGGTGCAAATTTAGTAAGAGGAATGTCTGCCGCACAGGTACAAAAGTTACGGTCACATGTGATAGTAGCAGTTGGAACAACAAATGTGCCCAAATAGATATTGCCCAAACTACCTCCCACACGACACGTGGCACGATGCACATCACCGTCCCAGTTAATCATTAGGCTTTCGATGCCGGCGTTACATGACCACCCTTTGTATTGGTTTAAATGTAATTTGATAACATCGTTAGCATGATATTGTGTTGTATCGTCAATTAGTGTGTTTGGATGTACTGTGGCTTCACTACTTTTAATCCATGCCAAATCATTTGGTTCATATTTCATGTCATCAAATAAATCATGATCACCTTCAGTCCAACGTATTCGTCTAAGGATATAAGGTATACCTTCAAGCCCTAACAACCAAACTACATTTCTTACCAAATTTAAATGATTATGAATAGCCATAACATGCACTAAGATTTCTTTATCAAATACCTTGTTAACTTTTTTAATAGTTTCAAAAACTCTAAAATAATCAAATTCAAAATGCAAACTAAAAATTATTTGATCAACTGGCAGGGCTGAATAAAAATCAGCAGGCATAGTTCCGTTAGTAGTCACGCTAATCCAACTCACGCCTTTAGCTCGGCAATAGGCAACCAGCTCTTTAAATTTAGGATGTACACATGGCTCCCCACCGGTAAAACTTAATCTTATAGGCTTATCCAATTTAACTAGTTGATCCACCGTGTGTTTTAATAATTCTATATCTGTGTGAGGACTCGAGTTATCATGGATCTCTGTGGGGCAGTAGCTACAATCGTAGTTACAACGTTTGCCAAGATTCCATTCAATTTTAATGGCACCGGCCTCATCGGAGTTTAGGCTGGAAACTTTGTTTATGATATATGGTTTAAACTCTGGAGTGTTGTCTGTAAAACTTTGTTTTCGCGTTCTATCCAATCTACGGTTAAACTCTACACAATCCTTCCAGAGGTTAACATTGATGTTGGGCTTAAAGTAATTTATTACGCTGTATATTTGACTATTTGTGATATCTTTTAATTCAGGATGCTCCTTGACTAGTTTATAATTTGGCACCTTACCGAGGGCAATCTGTAATCGTTCAATGGCCAATCTTTTTAATTTGACTGGTAATACTTGTATGTTGAGTACTGAAGGGTAGTTGACTAGGTTGATATAAAATACGATTCCTAACTCATCCAAGAAGTATTCCATCATTTTATCGAGTATTAGTACATTACTAACTTGTACGGCCACTGCTCCGACAATACGACTAACATTGGGAATAGTCTGTATTTTTTTAATATTTTCAACCAGCTCGTCCCACTTGGCATTGCCTCGAATGTACTCGTAACTATCACCCAATCCGTCTATACTTACATTGACTGCAATACTTTTAAATGCTGGCCAATAAGCAAACACATTACGCTTGCCTTTACCCAAACTGGTTAAATTGGTAGCGTACTTGATTTCAATTTGATGAGCGTAAGGCTGTAACATTTCAAGTATACGATAGTGTGTGGGGTCTGTTAAAGGTTCGCCACCCGCAAACTCCAATCGCCTAAAGTAGGGAATTAACCGTTCAAAATTTTCCCACCAAATTGGATCATCACTAAACGCATCCAAATAAGGAGTTCCACTGGCCTTGATTTCTTTAATAGGCTGAATCATGAAACTTTGTTCTTTAATATAGAATTCCTCGATTTCATCCCAGTCGTCCCAACTAGTGCTGTCCATAGGATGGCACATTCTGCATTTTAAATTACACAGGTTGTTTAACTTTAATTCCATTGTAGGAAGCTCAAATGGCATCGAGTAGTCATCTCGCATTTTGGTCCATGCATTGGGATACAAATTAATTCGAGCTTCTGGAATTTGACCTTTTAAATGGCGTTGTCTAAGACTTTCTATGTTTTGGTCTTCTAATGTAAAGCAAGATATACATTCTGGAGGACGTTCATCATTCAGCACCTGTTTGCGTAGTCGCTTCATGTTGTCGTTGTTCCAAATTTCCTCTAGGCTTTGTTCTTTAATATTACCAATATTCCAACTGCGGCAACAAGGTTTGATGCCGCCGTCTTCTCTGGTTGCAAGGCCAGTAAACGGGTGCATACAAAATGTTTTACTTTTTGGGATCATGGTAATATTTACCCTAGTTAAGTGGGCATATAAATATTACTATGATCAAGCCAACCAACTATAAAATTGACCCCGGCATATTTAAAGAAGCATGTAATCAATTACCCAAAGGTCAAATGAAAACAACTATCAATCAACCTACTGGTGATTTTTTTTATGACTTGTGGATATTAAAAGATGAATATAAAAATACAGTTTGGCAAACCATTTATGATTCACTGCCAGCAGTTAAGGGTGAAGCACGAATAATAATTTTAGATCCTGGACAGTGTTACCAAAGCCATGCTGACATAGATGATAGATATCATTTAAACATTTTGGGTGATGAAAGTTTTTTAATCGACCTAGTGCGTGAGCGTATGCATAGGCTAGCGGCTGATGGTATATGGTACGATATGGATGCCGGATGGCATCATACTGCCGCAAACTTTGGCAGGACTTGTAGGATACAACTAGTAGTTAGAAAATTACTCACTAGACAAAAATTAACTGACCCTATTCGAGTTAAACTTAGTCCAGTAACACCACATATTGATTCTAGATTTATTTTTGATCATACAATAAGTCCTTGGCTTAACCTTACAAATAAATCTAAACGTCTTTCAAATTTTAAATTTGATGGTCAAACAGTATCAATGGATATAGACCAACAGTCTTTTGACACCTTAAAGGAAATTGTACCCGATGGATTCAAATTGGAATTACCTGTATAAAATTGTAGATGGGAATCCGTTAGTAACTACTAATTTGCTTTATACTCCTACGGTAAATGATGAACAAACTGTCATGTGTATGTCATGGGATAGCAAGAGTGAATATCAAAAAGATCGAGCATTGACTGATGAGTTGGTTGAATTCTTTTTTGATAGAGAAGTACACTACCTAGAAAAGTTTCAAGGTTATGATTGGGCTCCAGAGATTTTAGATATTAATATGCTTACCAAGCGTATTTGTATTAGATGGAATGGTAGCAGTCTCAATCAAATCATCTATGGGGGCGGCAATTTAGATCAGGCATGCCCTTCTTGGAAATCACAACTCTATTCTATGTTATCTGATATAAAAAATGAGGGGTGTATTAAAAATGCGTTATACCCACATTGTTTTTACATAGGCAGTGACGGCAAGTTAAAGACTATTGATTTTTATTCTTGCATCGACGAATCTAATCCTTTCATAGACTACAAACAAATAGAAGGTATGATTGGAACACAGTCAGTTGACAGATTTACATTGTCTACTACCAATGGAAAGATTGATTTTAGAAAGTTTTTTAAAATTACCATGTTGGAACATTTAAACAAAACTTGGCCAAATAATCCGTTTCCTGAATTTTACAAAAAATTATATGATTAATTGGAAAAACATTATAGCAACCCTTGATACTAATCGTAGTAGAGATATTACGGTTGATCCGGCTGTTTGGGATTTGTCTAATCCTGAATATGAGAAAATATTGACATTATGGAAATCACATAATTTTAATACAGACAGTGTAAAATGGACCAACTATTATTTAGACTATAAGATACAAGAGTTGTTTGCAGAGCAAATGAATTGTGTACCCCTGCGCAGTTGGATCAGTAGAATTGATCCAGGATATATGACTGGATGGCATTGGGACGTAGATGAAAATGAATCTCTTTACCGTAGTGCAGGAGACCTTGTTAGATATACTTGTTTTATAGATACCCCCAAATTGGGACATATCTTTCTAGTTGATGACCAATATTACTTTAATATGCCACACGGTAAAATAATCAAGTGGAACAAGTACAACGATTGGCACTTGGGAACTAATGGCGGGTTAGAACCGTTTTATATGTTTCATCTAATAGGTATCAATCGGTAAACGTATATTTGTAAAGATCTATATCTCGTTCAAATTGCTGTTCAACAAATTTCCTAGTTGTAGTATTATAATACGATTGATATTTGCTGTGCCCTGATACATATAAAAATGGCAAAGGTCTATCACATTTAAAAATGTTTTGAATTTGGGTGAACCCGTCTGCTAATTTTTCGTAACGTATTAATAAATCGACTGGAACATCTAACCATTGATGCTGTTCAGTTAATCCAGTAAACCAGTACCCGTCTGGGTTTTTAAAGTTGTCCAGGTTTAAAAGCCAGTCATTGAACTTAGGAAAGTTTTCCGTGGTAATGTTGTTTAGGGTTAACCAACCACTGCCTTCACGCATGGCCACTACCTTTAAATAGAAATACCAACTTACCATTCTATCCCACGGATTGCGTACAACCGCAAATGAAAAGTTATTACTGCGATTTTCTAAGACAGTAGAATGTTTTGGATGCTCTTCCCATTTTATCTGGTCACTGTTGCCTCGATTGTTTTCAAGCCAATGTAATATACTTGTACCAGCAGTCTTGGGTATGTGTACAAAGGTGATATTCTTTTCACCGGTTATATACAATGACATTTAATCCACCGTGGTAATTTGCAAAGTATATCTAGTCCTGTATCCAATGTTAACTACTCCATGATAACACATAGGGTCGCTCCACTTGTACATATCACCGGTTTGGTAGTTGGACAGCATTTGATCTCCCCAAGTAAAGATGTGGCCAGGTTGCCAATCTTGTAAGAACATTGTATAACGTTTGGGATTTTTTACTTCAATTAAATGCGGGTCAATATGCATGGACTGCATTTGACCTGGATACAATTTAATAAACCACCACAGTTGCCGTCTATCATCACCTGCAATAACTGGCAAGTCAAATTTAATCATTCCAGGCGTTTTAGAATTGAACTGTTGAAAATTATGATTACGATGTGCATATCCTTCTCTAGCTCGTTCCCTTGCTTCATCTAATGTAGGGTGACCTCTCCAACGATCTGGTTGCCATACTGGCACAGTATCACCATCGTTATCTTTTAGATATTGCATGAGCTCTGGAGTAATCCAGTCAGCGTAATTTTTAACAAATTCCATTTTCAAA